GCAGAAATCAGAAAAGGCGTTCTCAGAGGATTCAGTATCGGTGGTCAAGCGTTTAAGAGAGTCAGAAAATCAGACCCAAAACGAGGAGATTACCAAGAAATTAGTAAACTGGAACTACACGAAATAACGATTTGTGAAAAAGGCATCAATCCCGAAGCAACATTTAGCATACTTAAAGAAGATAAAAATAACACGGAAGTGAATAAATTGACAGAAACAGAAAACGATAATGAAATGATGAAACAACTTGGCAGCGTACTATCTCGTTTAGAAGGTAGGCTTGACGATATGGAGAAAGGCGAAATGCCACCAGCATTGAAAGAGGCTATCGCTGACAAGAAAGACGGTAAGAAAGAAGATATGAAAGATGATAAAAAGAAAAAAGATGCTGATGTAGAAAAGTCAGAATATTCTGATGTTATCACATCTGACTATCTTAACTGGATGGAAGACACTCTAAAGAGTGCTGGAGTTAACACTGCTGAGGCACGTGTTCACTTTGATAACCTAGAAAAAGCAAATCTAGGTTCTACACCCGAAGAATGGGATGCAAACTACGAGCAACACACTGGGCAAGTAAAAGGTCGAGCACAAGAAGGTGGAAAACCATCTACTAACGCTTTTGGTAAAACAACTGGAAGTGCTGGTGACGTTAAGAAATCAGATTTCATTGACCCAGCAACACTTTCAGATTCAGACATTGAGTCTGCATATGAAGTATACAAAGCGGCTGCTCTTGAAGAAGAGTTCCGTGGCTCTCTAGAAAGCACCTTTGCTAACAGATACGCTACTGAGCGTTCAGCAGAAATTGCAAAAGCAGAAGCGGCAGCATACGATGCTCGCGGTCCTCTAGACGAGATAACAAAAGCAATTAGTGCACTTTCAGAACGCATTGAAGCAATCACTACTCCAGCAGAAGCCGGAGAAGCAATCACAAAATCGGAATCTACTGCACCAGCAGTAACTGTTCCATCAACGGAGGATTTGGCTAACATGTCATGGGATGAAGTTCATAACTTGGCATCAAAGGCTTTCGAGTGAGATTAGATATTAAAAAAATAAAAGGAGATAAAGAAAATGGCACGAAATTATGTACGAACAATAACTGACATGGAAAGATACTACTATGGAGCAGGTAACGCAATGGGTTACTCATACTCCGGTAGTGAATTACTCAAGGCCGACAGCCCTATGCTGTCAACAACAGGTGGAACATACCAAGCAATCTATGGTCGCAAAGTATGGTCACAATTGAACCAAGAGTTCAATGCATTCTCTATACTACCAAAGAAACCGTGGGATAGAAGCGGATGGCGCGTTATCACTGGCAGACCAAATGCTGGTGCAATTGCTGGAAGCGGAGTTGCAGAGAACGCAACACTACCTGAAACAATCAAACCTACATTCCAACATGTAGCAGCAAAACCAAAGACTATCGCACACACATTCGATATGTCTGAAACTGCAATCTTCCTTGCTGACAAGGATGACGGAATGGGAGACATACGCTCTGTAATGAAAGAGGAAATGGGTAAACATCACGCTGAGGTAATCAACAAAATGATGTGTACTGACGTAGATACAGTCGCAGGTAACAACTTCGAGTCTCTAGACCGAGTTACTTCCGGTTTCCAAAACAGTGCAAACGCAACAACTGGACTCAGTGCAGCATCAGGACACGTAAGTGCAGACGGAGATATGGATATGTACAGTATTGACAGGAGTGCAAACTCATGGTCAAACGCAGAAATGAGTGTTAACGCTTCTAGCGGTACACCTACTGACAGAACACTATCTCTAGACTTACTAGATGAGATGTTCCAAAAGATGTGGATTCGTGGTGGAAACCCGAAAGTTATGCTAACTGGATACGATACTCTAATGAGAATCCAGCAACTTCTACAATCACAACAGAGATTCATGGAAGAGAAGAGAGTTACCCCTACCTACAACGGTGTAAAGGGTGTACCCGGAATCGAGGCTGGTTTCATCGTAGCAACATACAACGGTGTACCAATCATCCCAACAAAGAACATGGCAGCAGATACACTATCAAGAATCTACTACCTAGACACAGATTACTTGCACTTTAGCACAGCAATTCCAACACAATACTTTGAGAGTGGTATCGAAACTGGTGACCCATTCGCAATTAACAGACTAGGCCAAGAAGGACTATACCGTACCATGGGAGAACTATGGACCACTTTCTTTGGAGCACAAGGGAGCGTAAGAGACCTTAAGTGAGGTTGTCTTGGAGATAATATAAACGGAGGAAAAAGATATGGCAGATACATTGACAGTAGCAGGCGCAAATACGACAGCAACACTAGTAGGTGCATGGGAACTCAGAGCGGGTTCTCACAGCACTACTGAGTGGTTAGACGGAGCAGCAGACACATCATATCCGGGCGGCGGTCCGGGTACATTCAGCGCAGTAAACAGCGATGGAGCAAACGGATACGACCCAGCACCAAAAATGGCACTGATTACATTAGGTTCGACAACTAACGGAGCAACCGTCACATTAAGCGGCGGCGCAAGTACAATTCTCACAGCAATAGCAACCGGCGGTACAGCGTTAAACGCGCAAACGCTCGGTGCAACCATAAGCGGTTTGGTAGTCACATTACCCACAACCGGAACTGTAACTAGTGGACAACTTGTAGTATTCTACAACTGAGGTGGTTTTACTGCCAACAGTTACATACATTGGTAATCTCTACATGAGACCTAATGCAGACACTTCTATGGGTGACTGGATTAGGGGTCAAGTAGTAGAGGTTACACAAGATTGGTTAGATGCTAATAAAAGGCAACTAAAACCATCATTGTTTGTAATAGAGGGGGCGGCATACGATTTACTAAACGACGGAATACCTGATAGTGGCTGGGTAAAAGCAGACATCGCTTCATGGTTAAGAGATAAGGGTATGGAAGTATCTAATGGATACAAAACAAAGTCCTCATTGCTTGCAATGGTGGAAGGTGTCTTAAGTCCAGCCCCTGTCGAAGAAGTCGTAGTCGAAGCCGCTCCTGAAATTGTAGAAGAAATTGTAGTCGAAGAGACTCCAGTAGAAGAAGCAATTGAAGAAGCAGTAGAAACAGAAACAACGGAGGAATAAGAAAATGACATTTAGCAGTACAACAGATAACAGAACGCACGTATTAGGTGACTTATTGATGGTTACTGGCACATGGAACGCAGCAAGCGTAGACACCGGAACCATAGTCACAGGACTATCGGAAATACTTGCAGCAGACGTAATCGGTGATACCGAAGATAACACAGGTGGGGGAGTAGACGGAGCATTCGCTATCGTTACGACTGCTGCACCGGGTTCTATAACAATAGATTGCGTAAGCGGTAACACTGGTCGTTGGTGGGCACTAGGAAAGCGCTGATTAGGCGGTGACCTAGATGGTTAAAGCAATACAAGTAATTGGACCTTACAGCCCTAGAGACTTCTCAGGTGCAGGTAATGACGGTGCGTTAAGCACTGCTATGACTACTGACATTGAAGCATTAACTGATTACGATAGTGCAAAAATAATTTCAGTAGAGCCGATTACAGTATTGGGTAATATATTCTTAGTAGTATATCAGAAAGCATAATAGAAGGTGGTGTGAGTGAATGTCAGGGTTCGAGTTACAAACGCTTGATATCGATGACATTAGCAGAGCAGCAAAACAAACAGTACGCGCAGATATTACATACGACGCTCATACTGTAAATACAGACTCACCTTTGGCTGGTATTACCTCTAAACAAAGGGCTAGAACTAGTGAAATTGCAGATGTACTCGATATAGGGGCAGGTACACGTTGTAAACACTGTGGATTGCTACACTTCTTATGGAGAGCAACTTGTGGTTCATGCGGTAAACCTATGGAGTATAACCTCGGTACACGTAATGAGGAGGCGAGGCTGTGAGTGCATTCAACAAGGCTTGGCTATTTCTCAAAGAATGGCCGTTTGACGCATCTGTTGAAGATAAATGTCGCATGTTCCACGATGGTTTGTGTGGTAGAGCGGATTGTAGTTTGTGTACCGAACAGGGGAGAGATTAATGCCACAAGTGTTCAGCCCCGGTGAAGGAGAAACAAGACCTCTTGACCCAACAGCAGTTGTCTACACCACAGCACAGAAAGTTGCTGACTTACTAGACATAGGACCGCAAGAAGCAGTACTAGTTAGTTCCGATTCCGAAGCAACTGGTATATTTGTTACTGGTGCTGATTATAGAAACATCGGATTTACTGTCGGTGATACTTTACTAATTTATAGTGATGCAGACCCATTAGGATTAGAAAGAACCATCAACGGAATAACGTCAACAATTAATGGTGTTAGATTGGGTTTTGCAGATTCAATCACTCATGCTAATTTTGAAGTTGCAGATAACGCCTATGTACAGAATCAAGCCTCGTTTACAGATGGTAGAGTTAGAGGTATTACAAAAAAGAAAGTTGATGAAGTTATACTTCGTATGCAAGACCACATCGACAACAGAACTCACAACGCTTGGAGACCATATTTGGTACAAGCGGAATACATCAACTTCGATACATACAAACCATATAGACGTAGATACTATACTGATTACGTAGGTACTAGTCCCTTGTTGTTTAGAAATGTGCAACAAGTCTTGAGACTAGAACTGTGGCAAGGAGATGATTACAGAGAAATCGCTGCTGCTGAGGCTAGAATAAAATTACCCGATGATGTGAGGGCTTTAACAGGTTCAATAGTTATTTCACCCGGCAATGGAAGCGCATCTTTGTTAACAATCGGCACTGGTACTGCGAATTGGCGTGCTGATTTCGATAAGGTAACAACTGCGCA